CGTGTCACCCAGTGTGATGCGCACCTTCAGGTCATCCATTGCTCTGCGCCTCCTTCTCGGTCAGCTGGACGTGGATAGCTTCCAGGTCGTCAGCGGTCAGGGCAGGGTAATCCGCCGCGATTGCCTCAAAGGCTTCGCCGTTGTTCAGCCGGATGCGGAATGCCCGCACCATGATGCGGAGTTTCAGGTTGTTCAGCGTTTTCATAGTTTTAACCTCCAATCAAATCGGCCATCATAAGCACAAGGTCGTCGTTTGCCGCTTCCAGAGCGTCCATGCGGCCCGGCACGGTTTCCAGCTCTGCCTTTTTCTTCGCTTCGGCGGCAGCGGCTTCTTCTGCCTTTTTCTTGGCTTCAGTCTGTGCGGCCAGCTCTTCGGCGGTGTAGCGGATGTACCGCATCACCGGCACTTCCTCATCCCAGGCGGGCTGAGGGTCAACACCGGGCACATCGATGACCTTTACCATGTCCCGGCCAATCTCTTTACCATCCCGGTAGTAGATGGCGAGAGAGCCGTCCGGCAGCTTTGCGGTCTCTCTGTGCCACTGCGGAGCTGTGCCCTCTACGGCATCATGGTGAACGACTTCCACATCTTCCACCAGATAGCCCGCTTCCAGATCCGGCTCTGTTGTAAGCATTGTGCCGGACTCATCAATTGTTTTCATAGTTACTCCTTTCATGCGGCATCATCCACCCGCACCCAGATGTACAGGGCATAGTAAGGGTTCAGGACGCTCATTGCCTGCCCGCTGCCGGTGCTGCCGATGCTCACGGTATGAGTGTGAGCGCCAGCGTCTCCGATGCTCACAGAGTGGCTGTGCCCGCCTGCGCTGTTCGTGCTGAAGCTGTGGGTGTGGGAACCATCAGAACTGGTTGTAAATTTATAATTAGCCCAGGAAGCTCCATAGTCCCTAATACGGTACGATTCGCCATCATCGCCGCCACTCTTATACTCAGCATTCACATTATGGCTATGCGAACCCGCCCAATCGGTCGTACCGCTATGGCTGTGGCTTCCTGCGGAGCCGGTGGATGCACTGTGGCTGTGGCCGCCTGCACTGCCAGTAGACCCGCTATGGTTGTGGCTCGGCATTTCGGCAGTAGTCTGGGTGTGGGTGGCGCTGCCGCCGGTGGTGCCCACAGGGTAGGCACTGGAAGCGCCCATGATAAACTCACCTTCGACGCGCTCCCATGTGCCGCCGATAAAGCTTGCCGGGCTGGTGGGGTCGTTGCTGGCCCAGTACCTGACTCTCTTGTAGTCCTCTTCCCGCTGGGCAGCGAGCATCTCCTTGATCAGCGCCCGGGTCGCCGCAGCATCGGCGGGGGCCCCTGCGATGGAGACGGTCGTGTCGGTGTTTGCCGCCTTTTTAGCTTCCTCCGCCCAGTTCTTGGATGCTTCCTCACTGGCTTTTGCATTGGTGGCAGAGGTAGCCGCTGCCGTCTTGCTCTTCTCTGCCTCCCCGGCCTTGGTGGCGGCGGTGGAAGCGCTCCCCGCAGCGGCGGTGGCCTGCTGGGTGGCAGCGTTTGCCGCAGCGGTGGCCATCTTGGTGGAGGCCGCTACGTCGTTCAGGGCCGCGGTGCGGGCCTGTGCGATGTCCTTCAAGGCGGCGGTGTGTTTCGTCTCCGTGTCCTGCAGGGCCCGCTGGGCGTTGGTCTCGCTGTCCTTGGCGTTCTTCTCGCTGGCGGCGGACTTGGTCTCGCTGCTCTTTGCTGCCTCTGCGCTGTCCTTGGCGGCAGCGGCACTGCTGGTAGCTTTCTCCTCCAGTGCGTTGATGCGCTCCTTGGCAGCGGCCAGCAGCTCGTCGGTGGGGATGCCGGTCACACTGTCCCGCACGATGCCGCAGAGCGCCTCGTCCAGCCGGGTGTCGGTGATCTGGCCCGTGGTGATGCTGGTGGAGCCTGCCGGGCGGGTGATCTCGGCAAGGCAGAGGTCGTAGATCAGCTCGGTGCGGGAGATGGCCGGGGCCGTGGGTGTGCTGGATGCCGTGCCCTGCAGCACCTGCAGGCTGGCGGCTCTGGCACCGGCATCATAGCGCATGACGATTCGATCGATGCGGGGGAGAGACGGGTCAGCCAGCGGCAGGGCCAGGGTGTCGGCCTCCCGCTTGGTGATGGAGTAGCCGGTGAATCGGCTGGGGTGCACCCAGCCACGGCCCGCCCCCACGGTGACCTTCAGCCCGCCTGCGGCTGTCACCGGGAAGTCCTCAGCGGAGCTGAACACGCCCGAGGTGAGGCCTGCAAGGTAGGCCGCCACGTCTGCGGCATCGAAGTCGCAGTCGTTGGCGGGATATAAAACGATTTTGCTCAAAAGATCATCTCCTTAGCTTGCGCCAGACCGGCGTACCCAGCCGCACGGTGCGGGTGGTGCTGTCGCTCTGGCTTTGGGTGATGACATCGGCCACCCGGACGGTGGCCTTGTAGCCCAGCTCCGGGATGGTGCAGTGGGCCACGTCGCCGGGGGAAAGGCCCTCGGCATCGATGGTCAGCTCAATGGAGCCGGTGCGCAGCTGTTCCAGCAGTTTGTTGGTGCCCCGGGCCATGAGCCGCTCGAGGTAGGCTTCGCTCTTGTTGGTCTCGCCCTTTTCCTCGTCCGGCTGCACATCCCGTGCATCCACATAGAGCTCCCGCCGGTCGGCCCCGGTGGCATCCGTCAGGCCCACGGTGACGGTGGCCCGGTTCTCGCCCTCGCCAGCGCCCTGCACCACGGCAACGTTGGCATAGTCGCCGTCCCCAAAAGCCCACGCAGCCTGCTGCAAGTTGCCCCACTTGGTGGAAAAACGGTTGTTTGGATCAGCGGTGGGCCGATAGACCTCGAACGTTAGTTTTTTCTGGTCGTTTTTACCACTGAGCCGCACCCGGAAGCCCAGATCACAAGCCGCGCCGATGGTCATCAGGTAGTCCATGATGCTGCCGCCGGAGGTCTGTGCAGTGTAGGTGGTGTCGAAGCCCACAGCAGCACCCAGCTCCAGCTTGGGCCATGGCTGCATTGCGCTGACCAGTCTGCGCATGGCCTGTTCCGCGTTCTCGTTCTTCACGATGCTGGTACCGGCCCGCTTGGTGAAGATCCACGTCCCCGGGAAGCCGGTGACCACTAAGTTGCTGTCCTGATTCTCGTTGCTCCGGTGGCAGATGCGCATGGGCACATCGCTGTCATTGCGGCGCAGCCAGCGGCCCTCCCGGAGAAGAGCGAGGTTCTCCTCGGTGGGCCGCACTTCCAGCGTCATGCTCCCCTCGGTGTTGTAGGGCTCGTCCCAGTAAAGGCTCACCCACACCTCCACCCGGCCCAGCCGGGCGAGGGTCAGCTCGTCCAATACGTCCAGCGTCACGAGATCACCTCCGGCAGGATGCCCGAAACCATGGGATAAAAGCGCACCGTCACCTGCAGGCTGGTCTCGCCGCTGTCGGCGGTGGCTTTGAGTAAGTTGTCGCCCGGGGCCAGCTCCAGCAAGTCGCTGTCCTCATCCAGCAGGGAGAAGATGTTCTCCTCCGTGCCGTCCTCTGTCCGCTTGACAGCCAGCTTGTCGGTGGTGGTGCGGTAGATTTCGATGACCTGCCCGGGGGTCAGGGTGGTCAGGATGCGGATGCTCTGGCCGGTGACGATGTTCAGCACGGTGGGGTTGACCACAGCGCCGTCGCTCTTGAGGGTGGCCGTGAAGGGCACTGCCAGTGCCCCGGGGTTGACCGCGTTCAGCCAGCCGACGGAGGTGCGCACGCCGAAACGGTGGGGTGTGCTGTAGTTGATGGGCAGCCTGAAGCTGGGCACAAAGCCGTTGATGCAGAAGCTCTGGGCGGTCAGGTCGTACCAGAAGGGTTTCGGGCAGAAGAGCATGAAGGCCAACACCGGGTAGGGGTGGATGCTCTTTGTGTAGGGGGTCTTGGAAAGCACGAAACGACAGAAGAATTTATCCTCGAAATACATTGTGCCGCTGGTGAAATAGGGCAGCTTTTCCAGCAGTAATTCCGCATCCGCATCGCCGTGGGAGCTGTGGCAGTGGATGATGAGCTCACGGCTCACCCCGGCCACGCTCTGGCGCTCCACGCTCACGCCCACCTGGTTCACGCCCTGTGCGGTCTGCACGTCCACGTCTACGCCATTGATGGGGTCGAGGGAGTAGGGCGTGCCGTAAGCCCACCCGATGTCGAGAGTGGCCCCGGCATCCGTGACCAGCTGCAAATGGTCTTTTCTGAATGGCATTGTGGAGCCCTCCTTTCATCGTTTCTGGGCCTTGGCCCGGTCGGCTTCCCAGCGGGCTTCCCGCTGGAGGTCTGCCGCCGTCTGGGCCTTGGAGTAGATATTTTGGATGATGTTGGTGTCACCCTCCCGGTGGTAGTTGTTGGCGGCTGCGGCCACCTGTGCCGTGCCGGATGCGGCCACAGACCGGCTGATGGCCATGTTGTCACTGAGGACAAGGCTGTTGGCCTGCCGCACCATCTCGGCCAGCTTGCTGTTTGCGGCCAGCAGGGCCTCGGTGTTGGCCTCCACAGCGTCGGTCAGGTCTTTGTCCGGGGTGGGGGCTGTCGGCGTGGTGGAGCCAGGTTTTGTGCCTGTGGTGGTCTTAGCGATGTCATCCAAACTGCGCTCCACCTTTGTCTGGAGGCCATCCACATAGGTGGTCACGGTCTTGTAGGAGCGCTCCACGCCGTCCACCAGCTTCGTGCCTGCCTCGGTGACGGTCTTGGTCACCCGCTGGGTGATCTTGCCGGTCTCGTCCTGCAGCTTCTCTGTGAGCACCTTGGTGGTCACGGTGCTGCCGTCGGCACTGGTGGTCTTGCTGGTGTCGGTCATGCTCTCGATGACCTTCTGGGAGTTGGTAGACGTGCCGGAGCTGCTGGGGTTGTTGATGGCTTCCTGCTGCTTCTTCCGCTCGGCCTGCCGGGCCTTGCGGTCGGCAGCGATTTGGTTGGCATAGTCCCAGGCGGGGTTACTGACATAATCGAGCGTACCGCCATAGAGCCACGCCACCTTGTTGTACATCCAGATCAGGCCGTTGATGAGGACGACGAAACCCTCGATGCCCGCCGCCACGATGCGCATCAGGCCCTCGAAGATGTAGCTCATAAAGTCCTCGACACCCGCCCAGACGGACTGGAAGCCGTTGGCAACGTTTTTATTGGTGCCGCTGAAGTTGATCAGCGCACCCGCCAGCATCCCGATGAGGGAGATGACAAAGAGGATGGGGTTTGCGTCCATGGCCACATTCAGGGCGGTCTGCCCGGCTGTGGCGCTGGCCGCTGCCGGGACGAACTGTGCCACCAGACCCATGGCCAGATTGGCGAGGTTCCCGAACACGCCGCCCAAAGCGCTGCCCAGCTGGTTGAGCGCCCCCATGGCCACGCTCTGGATCTGCGCCTGCTGTTCCTTGGTGCAGGCCTGCCAGAAGTAGGAAGCGGCCCACAGGCCCAGGCTCTCGAGGTCGCCATCCTTGAGGGCCGTTGCCAGCGTCTCGATGGCCCCCAGCGCATCTGTCTGGATGTCGGCCTGGATCTGCGCCCATCCCTCGTCCAGCTTGGTGCGGAACTGCTCCGTGATGGTAGCTCCTACGGTAGCAAAATCCGGCCCGTTGGTGGAGAGGGTCTGGGCAATGCTCTGGATGGCCTGCTCTGCCGCCGGTGCACCGGTGTTGATGCCGTTGACAAGGCCCTGCGTGACGTTTTCGCCGATCTCGGTGAACACCTTCGAGGGCGAGTGGATGCCCAGCAGATTCTTGACGGTGGAGACCAGCCCGTTGACCTTGCCCCTGACGTTGGACACGAGGGTGTCCCACATCCCGGTGATGCCGTTCAGCAGGCCGTTGACGATGTTCTCGCCGATGTGGCCCCATTCATCCATGCTGCCGTCCCACACGCCGGTCAGCTTTGCGATGCAGGCGAGGGCGGCTTCGCCCAGGTTCTCGATGCTGCGGATGATGCCGTCTACCAGAGTGGTCAGCAGGGCCGCGCCACAGTTCAGCAGATCTGGCAGATGGGAGATCAGCGCGGCAGAGAACTTTGCGGTCAATTCCGCCGCTGCTGTGATCAGCTGGGGCAGGTTGTCGGTGATGCCGATGATGAGCTGTTCCAGCAGCTGGATGCCCGCGTCCATCAGGTCTCCTGCATGGTCTGACAGATAATGGGTGAACTGAACGATGACCTTTGTGGCACTGTCAATCAACGAGGGAAGGTTATCAACGATGCCCTGTACCAGAGCAGCCATCACACCGGCAGCAGCATCAAGCATTGCAGGTGTAGCTGCTACGATATCCTCTGCAAGCTGAACGATGATCTCTGTGCCGGAGGTTGCCAGCCCCGGCAGCTGCGCAGTCACGCTGGCGGCCAGATCGGAGATGATCTGACCCGCTGCCTGAAGCATCGCCTCGGGGCCACCCTCAGACAGGGCCTTTGTCAGGGTAGAGAAGCATTCGGAGCCCCACTTGGCTGCCTCGTTCAGGCTGGGCTCCAGATAGTCGTAAATACCCAGCTGCAGGCCCTCCAGGGCGCTCTGCATGATGGTGACGGAGCCCTGCAGGTTGTCCAGCTGTGTCTCTGCCATCTGGGCCATAGCGCCGGAGTCACCGGCTGCCTCGCCCGCTGCGTCGATCTGCTGGGCCAGTGACTCCCACTGCTCACCCTGCGCCGCCAACAGGCCGTTGACGGCTGCGAGGTCGGTCTTGTTGAACAGCGCGTTGATGACGCTGTCCTTCTGCCCCTGTGTCAATCCAGCCAGAGAGCCGCTCAGGTCGGTCAGGATGTCGTCCAGGCCGCGCATATTGCCCTGCGCATCGTACACCTGCAGGCCCAGCTGCTCCATGAGCTTGGTGGCATCATCGGTGGGGGACTGCAGGGACAGTATGATGTTGCGCAGGTGCGTGCCGCCCTCTGCGCCCTTGATGCCGACGTTTGCCAGCAGGCCCAGGGCGGTTGTTAGCTCCGTGGTGCCGCCCTTCAGATTCGCGGCGGTGCCGCCCACTGTCAGGATGGCTTCGCCCAGCTGACTGACGTTGGCGTTGGCTTTGCTGGCCGCCTTGGCCAGTTTGTTGCCGAACTCGTCCACATTCTGCTTGTTGGCCTCGAGGTTCAGCGAGGCCATAGCATCGGTGACCAGATCGGACGCATAGGCCAGATCCATGCCGCCCGCTGCGGCCAGGTTCAGGACGCTGGGCAGCACCTCAGCAGCCTTGTTAGCATCGTAGCCAGCAAGCGCCAGATAGTTCAGAGCGTCCGCTGCCTGTGTAGCAGTGAACGCTGTAGTGCTGCCCATCTCCTTGGCCTTGTCCGTCAGGCTCTGGATCTGATCCACACCCACGCCCATGGTGGCGGCCACCTGGGACATGGAGGACTGGAAGCTCATGCCGACACCGACAGAGGTTTTTGCCAGCGCTGTCAGCTTTCCGGTAGCAGCTTGCGTCAGCCCGGAGATCAAATTGCCTGCGGCTACCGACATCGCGCTCAGGCCCTTATTAAAGCCGCTTGCGTCCAGCCGGGTATCGCCGGTAATACTGTAGTCCGCCACTGTGTCCACCTCTCATTCGGAGCACGGGCACAGGGGCACAGGCTGTTATAACTTGATTTCTACCTCCCGCTTACATGCGGGGTTCTTACATTTCACCCACAAACCGTGGGCGCAGGCTTCGGGAGCCGCCCACACGGGCAGCGCTCTGCCGCAGAAGGGGCAGGGCACCGGGGCGCGGGAATCAACCGAAGCGGTCGAGGAAAGCGTCCTCGTGCTCTTGCAGGGTTTCGCGCCGCTTCACCCCCTTCAGCCCATCCGGCAGGGCAAAACGCTCTTTCAGGGTCTCGTAGTAGTCCCGGTCGGCTCTGTCCATATCGGAGGTATCCTTGCCCCGGATCTCCACGATCTTGCCCAGCGACGTTTCCGGCGGCAGGGCATGAAGCAGTGCTTTGAAGCGCCACCAGTGCACCTTGTCAGCGGTCAGGTCGATGCCGTAGGCCTGCTGAAAGGCCCCCACGATGTAGTCAGCATCGCACCGGTAGTCCAGCACAGGCTCGTCCTGTGGGTCGCTGCTGCTGCCAGTCCCGGTGCGCTCCTCGTCCTCGGGGCCGCCGCCCTGGCAGAAGCGCACCAGAGATTCAAAGGCTTCCTGGTACTGCACTCCGGGCACCGGCTCTACAAAGAACCGCTGAACGGCTTCACAAATCATCCGGGCGCTGTCCTCGTCAGTCTTGGCGCGGCGGGTGCGGATCAGCAGCCAGATCATGGGCCGGAAGTCAGGGTCGATGGCGCGGCCCTCCCACTCGGTGGGCAGGGTGTCCGTCAGCAGGTCATGCATTGTCCAGTGCCTCAAGCTCTGCCTTCAGCTGGGCACGGCGGGCGGCCTTTGCCGCTTCCTGTGCTCGGAAATCCACCACGGCGGGATGTGCCTTGACTGCGGCCCGGCGCTGCTCACGGTTCATGGGGGCAGGGATGGCCTGTGCTGCCGAAACCTGTGCTGCCGAAACCTGCGCCCGCTCCTCGGTGGGGTGGATCAGCGCGCTGACACTGGCCTTTTCTGCGGCCATGGCCTCGGCAAAGGCCTTGCTGACCGTCAGGCAGGCGTTGAAGTTGCTGCCGTCCAGCCCCAGCTTCTCAGAAGCACCCTCGCCCAGAACTTCGTCCAGGTAGTCCATAAAGATGCGGCACTGGAAGCGCAGCCAGGCAGGGTAATCGCTCTCGGGAGTGTAGCGGCTGCCCTCCGTCCGAGCACGTTCCTGCTGCCGGGTCTGTGCAGCCAGCATCCGATCCACGTCGTTGGCGTTCAGGGTGGAAAAATCAAATTCAATGCCGTTGATGATCATGGAAAATCCTCCTGTTACAAAAAGGGCCCCCGTTCACCGGGGAACGAGGGCTGTGTGGTGTTGTTATCAGACCTTGGCAGCCTTGGTGGACTGCGTGTCGGCCTGAGTCAGGGTCAGGTAGTTGAACTCAGCCGGAACGCCAACACCCTTCACGTCGCAGGCAAAACCTGCGGAGTTGCTGGCGGAGCCGCTTGCATCGGAAGTGACGATAAAGGCAGCTGCGCCCTTCTCGCCCTTGCCGGTCTTTGCGCTGAAGTAGATATAAGGGAAAACCACCTCAGTGCCGGAGCCGAACTTGATCTTGTGGGAGAGCAGGAAATCCTGCGCAGGGTCGCCCACGCAGCGGTTACCGTTCAGGGAGAAGGTGCGCTGGGTCTCGCCCTTCTCGGTGACAGTGCCTGCGCGGATATAGGCCACGTCCTCGGTGGAAGCGTTCAGGGCACCGGAGTGCTCCTTGACACGCTCTGCAAACACGACCCAGTCGCTCTCCTTGGTCTGGGTGGAGGCATCGGTCTGGATTGCAAAGATGAAGTCATCGGCTTTTTCGGTGCCGGTGTAGTCCGCGCTGGGCACGATGCCCTTCTTGGTCTTGAGCGCGGTCAGGGTTTCGGAAACAGTCATAGGGTTATCTCCCTTCCTGATAGTATTGAAGTTGAAGCTGAATTTGGAATCGGCAGGTGTTGGCATCCTGGTTCAGGATGTACCCCGGGGAAAGGCACACCACAGCCTCTGCCTTTTTATCACCTGCCAGCTTGGGCAGATTCTGCGCGGAGGTCTGCGTCTCCACCCAGTCGGCGAAGTCGTCCCAGAAGGAGCTGTTCGCGGCCTGCTCCACCACGTTCTGGGTGTAGCTCATCCGAGAAGCCAAGACGTAGTTCTTGGCCCTCAAGCTGCCCCTGATGTACTGCTCCAGAATCGGCGCGGTCGGGGTGCTCTCCAGGGAGAACTGACAGGGCTCTGCGCCCAGATAGTCGATGGAGAACGCCACATCGCCGTCGTTCAGAGAAGCGGCAAGCGGGCAGGAGGCCAGCCATTCCAGCATGGCCTGAATGTCAGGGGTCTTGGTTTCGTTCATTTCAGCTCCTTCTGCGCCCTGGCCTTGACAAAGGAGATGAACTCCTGCCCGTGGTCATTGACACAACGTTCGCCCCAGTGGGGGCCTCGTCCGTCCTCCCGCACGCCCCGGCCACAGGGCAGCCGGTAGTACTGGGCGGCGGCGTAGGGCGTGGCCTGCACGATCTGCCCACTGCCGAGAACGGTATGATCGTTCGTGCTGCCTGCCAGAGCGCCGGTGCGCAGGGGGATGTATGGTTTTACCAGCCGGACAAATTCGCCGTCGGCCTCCTTCTGGAGCCGTTCAAAGGCTTCCGTGTACCGCCCGGCGAGGTCTGCTTTCCAGCAGATGCCGAGGTTCAGGTTGCCCTTCTGCCCCAGCTTGACATCTGCGGGCTGGTTGATCTTCAGCAGAGGGTTGGCCATCAGCTCACCTCCACATACCAGTGAGGGCAGTGTCCGCTGCGGTTGTCCTGGACGCACGTTACCGTCCCGGTGCGCCCGCTTGGCAGAAGCACCTTGTCCTCCAGCGCTACTGTCCACTGACGGCCCCGGAGCGTGGCCTCTGCGGCCTTGAATGCCTCGGGGGTGAGGAACGTGCTGCCAGCCGGATTGGGGCTCTCAGCAGCCCCGGAGGGGGCTGCTGTGGTGTGGCCGGGAAAGATGCAGAACGAAGTCTGCTCCTGCCGGGCAAAGCCGGGGGTCTCTACGTGAGCGCTGCTGACTTCACGACAGCTGACACCGGACAGTACTGTGGTGTAGCTCTTGCTCACAGTGCCCTTGCGGATGATGTGAGTGATGGTGACAGTCTGGTCTGCGCCGAGGGGCTTTCGCATCGGTCGGCCTCCCTTCAGCGTCTGCGGGGCGGGTGGTACACGCCGCCCTGGTACAGCATCCAGCGGGTAACCGGGGCGCTCAGGGTCTGCTCCACGATCTGCTGCTGCCGTGCGCCGAGGTAGGATTGCATATCCAGCCCGGATGCATAGCTCTCAGTGTACCCGTGGTTGCTGACGCTGGTCACACCGTCCCAGCTGGCGCTGACCTCTTCTGAGAGGGCCACCAGCCGGGCCTGGCACAGGGCCAGAAGCTCTGTCTGCTCCGGCTCAGCTGCGATGCTGGCGCACCAACGTGTAGCGTTCTCGATGAAGAGCGCCGCGTCGATGGCCATTGGCGTGAACTGCGGCTCAGTCAGACTGCTGTCTGGGTACTTCTCCTTGAAATCGGAGTAGGTCAGCCAGCTGTCCATAGGTTACGCCTCGGCAAAGTTCGCCTTGGGAATGGTGATCTTACCCATGCGGACGTTCTTGTGGTCAAACTTCAGCTTCCAGTTAGTGGAAGTGGTGAACTCTGCGTCGGTGGGGGTCTCCTTAGCAATCTTATCCGCGTCGAAGCTCAGACCGTTGGGGTGCAGGATGAAGGCGCGGTTGTTGTACAGGATGTCCGTACCGCCTGCCTTGGCTGCATCGTACTCGGTGGTGTCCGGGGAGATGACCTTGGGGTTTGCGGTCAGAACGGAACCCTGACCCAGCAGGAAGGTGTTGTAGTTGGTGCCGTCATCGGTGCCGCGGTCGTTCTCGATGACGACCAGGCCGTTGATGGTGGGCAGGCTGACTTCCTTCTGGAGCACATTGGTGATGGTGTACTTGTTGTAGTTCAGCAGGCCCAGCTTCTTATACTCGGCCATGATCTTGGAGTGCACCACCAGCAGGCCGAACTTGCCGGAGAAATCGCCCAGGGCGCTCTGCTGCACGTCGATCAGCTGGTTTGCGGTCACGCCGCCGGTCTTGACGGTCAGAGAGTGGTTCTCCAGGCCGGTAACGCCCAGAGCGGCGTTGACCAGCTTGACCAGCAGGCCCTGCTTGTACATGCGCCAGTAGCGGCCAGTGTTGCGGGCCACAGCAGCCATAGGATCAGCCGCGGTCAGCTCACGGGTCAGCTCGGTGGCTTTCCAGGCCTTCATGCGGTCGATACGAATCCAGCTCTGCTTGCCGCCGGAGATCTCGGTGGGCACGTTGTCGGCCACGCCGTCGCGCACCAGAGGAGCGTCCTGATCGGGGTCGAGGGGGTTGTAAAAGCGGATGGTACCCTGCACGCCGCCGTTGTCCAGGGCGGAGGCCATGCTCTGGTCGTTGGCCAGAATGCCGGATGCAAGGATGGAATCGGAGAAGGTGGCCTCCTGATCTACGAAGCCCTGATAGACCTCGGGGTCAAACGGGAAGCCGCCAAAAGTGCCGGTGATAGGCATATCTCATTACCTCGTTAGTGTCGTGCAGCCCTCACCAGTGTGGAGAGCTGCTGGAAAAGCGCCGGGTTGCGGGTGCGCAGGGCCATGCGCTCGGCACCGGTCATCTGGAGAAACTCCTGCAGGGTGGGCTGTGCACTGCCACCCTGGCTGCGGGGCTTCGGGACGATGATCGGGTTGCCCTGGGGCTCGTTGCCCGGCTGCGGTTCGGAGCCGCCATCCTGCGGGGCGGGGGAGCCCTGCTGGAAGAGGTACGGCTTGCGGGATTTGAGATCAGCGAATGCCTGCTTGACATCCTCCGCCTGATTCTTGCTCTCACGCAGTGTAGCTCTGTCCGGCAGCAGCTGGATCACGTCCGCCTCATCCAGAGCGCCTGCCTCCCGGGCAGCGCTGCGCAGCACGTTGTTGAATGCGTACTCGGCAGCCTGGGTGTTCAGCTGGTTCGTCAGGTTGGTGATCTGACTGCGCAGGTCGTTGACATCCACGCCCTCAAAGGCGGCCAGTCCCTGCTGAGCGGTGGCCAGCTGCGCCTGCAGGCCCTGTACAGTGGCCTGGTAGGTGGCTGCGTCCTGCCCGTGCAGGCGCATGATCTCGTTGATCTGCTCCTCGGTCAGACCTTCGATGGCTCTCAAATCCTCACGTTTCATGGTTTTACCTCCCGGAGGGCGTACAGCAGATGTTTCGCGCTGCCGGTCGCGGTGCCCTCTGCGCCGCTTGTACACCGGGCGCGTGGTGTAATCTGGTGTTATCGTATCACAAACCAGGGGCCCAAAACGTTACGACTTGAGCGCTGCATACCTGAAACAAAGCATACAGAAATTCCTATAAACCCTACGCGGGCGGGCATCAAGCGTGCCCTCGCGTGTATGTATTCTTATTTTCTTCTAATAAGGGTCTTTATATAAGGCTTGAGTAGACATTGTATGCTTTGGCCTGAAAACCCGCATGAACACTCACTTTTTCGTGACTACAAAGTTTGTATTGCACTGAATGTTGCAAGCGACTAGAATTTTGTTGCAACCGTATGCAAGTAAAATGCCCCGCGCCGGGAGGTTTGTCCTCTTCAGCGCGGGGCGTTTTGTGGTGTAGCGGTCACTCCTCGTCCGGTGCAAGGATAAGCTGGGAGCCGTCCGGGAGGGTGAACGCCAGCTTTGCGCCGCAGAGGGCGGCGGCCTTGGCGAGGTCTCTGGCCGACCAGCTGTCCCGTCTCAGCTTGTTGCTCATGGCCTGCGGGGTGGTCATCCCGAAAGCGGCGGCGAAGGTGTTCTGGTCGGTCTCGGTCAGCTCCAGAAGAGCCTTTACTCGGCTTGATGTGGTCATCTTGGGTCACTCCTTTCTGCCACAAGGATATGACTTGCCGGGGCAAAAGTCAACAACAAAAAGAAATTAAAAAATAAATCAAAAACAACTTGACTTTGTTTCCATGCAGAGGTAACATACAGCCACCGAAAGGGTTTTGGAATAAAAATAACGGAGGAAAACGAAAAATGAGATGTGATGATTGGGCATCCGCAGCGGCGCTGTATGACGGCGGCTGGCGGGCAGAAGACCGGGACGAGCTTGTAGCGGAGTACGACCTCTCCGAAGAAGAGGCAGACGCAATCTGCGAGGATCTCCGCAGGATGGATGAGAAGGAGGGTTGAGCCATGAAGAAAGATGAACTGCGCCGCCACCTGGGCACCGTAACCCTCGGGCTGGATACTCAGTGGGGCCTCATGCACCGGCAGGACTTGGATGACAGCACTCGGGTGGCTGCCGCTGGGCAGTATCAGGGGATGCTCTTCACCATCACTGCTCTGGGCGGTGATTGGCTGCGGGATGACAACAACAAGCATCGGGTGTTCCTGATGGGCGAATCCAGCCGGGACACCGACGAGTACAACAGCAAGGAGGACTGAACCATGAAAGAGCGTGCATTGACCTACGAGGAGTTCATCGCACTGGCCAAGGCAAACTATACCAAGGGCGGCGATGGCTACGTCGAGTGCTGGGATGACCGCACCTTCACCTACTTCGTGAAGGAGTTCGGGCCCATCACCAAGACCCAGGCGCTGCAGATGTTCGCTGCGGCATTCGACGAAGAGAAGGAAGAACGGGCAATCGCCCAGGCAGCTGCGAAAGGAGAATGGTAACCATGAAGAAGCTGAACATCACTTACGACACCGCAGAGATCGAGAACGGTGAGAAGATCGTCGGGGAGACCTGCTACACCGTCACAATGCAGGACGCGCTGGCCGAGCAGCTGCTCCGTGACCCCGGCTCCTGCGGGGCCATCGATATGGCCCACCTCGAGTTCCTGCTCCAGAGCGTGGAGATCCTGCAGGGCCGGAGATTCGTGGACGGCAGCATCAAACACTATGAACTGGTAAAGGAGGGCTGATCTATGAAAACAAGCGCATTCAACCGCATTTATGCGGAAGCCCAGCACGTCAATATCCAGAGCAGCGAGTGGTTCAACTTCGCCGGATTCTTCTGGATGCAGTGCACCGAGCACCAGCTGTCGAAGATGCGGGAGCTGCTCCGGGCACAGGGTTGCAAGACCGTGCAGAAGGACGATGGTGTGTGGTTCGCATTGGACAACGGCATTCTGATTAAGGCAAATTGAGGAGGGCTGATCTATGAAGAAAGTCAACTGGAAGGTGTACGGCGAAGCGCTGGATGCACTTCAGGCGCAGTTCTCTGCGGAGGACGGCATCCAGATCCACAACTGCAACTTTGCTCGGCAGGGTACCCCGGTGAAGATGGGTGTCCAGTGGGCCTCCCTCGGAACCAAGAGCCCGGAGGAGGCTGCCGAGTATGCAGACCGGATTCTGGATGCTGCCATGGCGGCAGAGCACTTCGTGTATAACGGCTACGTGGTGGACTATAAGGGAGGCGATCAGTGATGCGTGGATTCCGTGCGGAGATGGGCGGTCAGTTCTGGCACGAGGGTCAGGCTGAGCGGCGCGGTCACTGGTTCGCATACCATTCAATCGGTAGGGATGTATAAGGGGTGAAATGATGGAATCTTTACATTTTAAGGTCGATTCGCCTGCAAACTTTGTTAAGCTGGCCTGTACAATTCTTTTTGAGCGAAAAGAAGAACTGGTGAAGGAGTACGGCTCAGTTTGGCATGATGTGTTTGACGGGAAATCTGGGGATCAGCGTTTTCAGCAGTTCATGGAAGAACTATTCCCGGATGGATGTACCATCGGAGAACGGGAGCTGAATCGGCTGACGGATCAGGCGATTCGGTTTTTGAAAACAGATACGGTTTGCCTCGACTTGAAAGCGGGATACGACAAGATGCGGTTTACTTTCTGGGTGTACTTCATTCCAGAGCATAAGGTTTATCCGTGTCAGTTTTCACAGCACGAAGAAACCGTCATTGATATACTGGTTAATTTTTTCGGCGTGAATGTGCAGAAGTATAGCGTGGATAGCTTGCAAAAATTTATACTTGGCGCATTTCAGATTCAGTCCAATAATACTTCTGTGCGAGCCATTGCTGATGATTCTGCGTATATTCAGCGGACGGTGTATTATAGGGCTGATGGGTTACGCAGAGCCGGTAAATAAGTAACAGAAAAGGCCCGTAGGCGTTTAACCTACGGGCCTTTTCTACTGTCATCACGAAACACATCTTGATGAGCCGCACATTGAGTTCGTATGTGCGCGTTATGGAGGTGCATTCCTTCAGGGCGTTTTCGATGTTTTATTTATCGGACTTTCTCGAGCTCGCCGGTTTCGATGTTCACAAAATATTCGGCCAGCACAGTTCCGCTGCCCAGCATCTTTGCGTCGTGCTCTTCCTTGGCAACGTACTCCTGTACGGTTACGTCCAGGTCGCCGCCCATCACCATGATTTTGGTGGTCGTGTTGTAGTTGAAGTTAACGATGAAGTGAATCTCGCTGTCGTCCGTGAAATATTGCTTGTAGTAGTCCAGGGCATACTCGCTCATGTCGATGTTCTCTGCGATCAGCGAAATACGCCATTTCCCGGTGGTATCATTCCGGACTTTATCCGCTCTAAAGCTGATGCCATCCAGCGGCGAGGATTCTGTGCTGGCGGGTTTTGCCTCTGGTGCGGTGCTCTCGGCCACGGAACTGGCCGGGACGCTGGATGCCACGCTGCTTGCAGTGCTGGAAGCGCTGCTGCCACAGGCGGTCAAGCTGACGGCCAGCGCGAGCAGGACGATGCCCGCCTGGACATGGTTCTTGATTTTCATAGGGTGAGACCTCCTTTATTCTGGCCTGAAGTATAACACGGCCTTTTCAGAAAGTCCAGCACGACTCATTTTCTCGCCTGGGCTGCTGCGCTGGAGGCCTCGCTGCGGCCAAAGCCGGGCACGCTTTCTCGCAGCTGATACTGCTTGAGCCCGGTCTGCTGGAGGAAGTCCTTCAGCTTGTCTCGAGAGGCCGCCAGCTTGGCCGCTGCGGCCTTTTCTGTGTCCTTCTGGCCGCTTTCCTTGGCAACCAGAAAGGCCCGTTTCTCGGCCCTGATCTGGCGCTCCTGGGCACGCTGTATCTGGGTTGCTTTGTACCGTCCGATCTCCTTGCCGTTGTAGGATACAGTAGCTGCGTTGATTGCGGCCAGCCTCTCGGGCGTGTAGCTTCGCACACTTGCGCCCTCCCAGTACATGCTCCAGTTGTGAGCGCAGTTGGCCCCCATAAAGCCGCGCACGTCTCCGTAGCCGATGTCGTCCAGTGAGAGGTAGCCGTGCTTGCCGCTCCGGCTGACAATCTGGCCCTGCCACCAGCTGTGGTTTGTCAGGTTCTGCCCGCCGTCCCCGGTGCGCGCACCGACGTGGGCATCCAGCTCCATCAGGTCGCACTCCAACTGATCCGCGTTAAAGCGGGTGATCTCTCCGGCGGTTTGGTTGATACCGGTGCGGGTGGCCCGAAGAACCACCACGTCCAGACTGTCCATGTGGCCGCTGGGATAGGTGATGGCCCCCACGCCCTTGGCCGCCAGCTCGTTGAGCGCCCGCCTGGCAGAATCGTCCGAGCTGAACGCTCCGCTGACGGCATCGGCGTGGGCCATGTCGAGGTAATACGCCAGCTGCCGCTGGGTGGTCTCCACCATGTTCTGGTTGCCCATCACGGCCCGGGTCTGGGTCAGATTGTACAGGGTGTTCATGGTGCGCCGATAGCCGCTCTGGATGATCTGCTGTGCCTCTTCGCTCTCGCCAAGAGGGGCCAGAGAGCGGCCTGCTGCGGCTGCATCCTGCACGTCGATGCCGTAGGCCTGTTTCATTGCCTGGGCAAACACAGCGGCCTCCTGGGGCCCCAGCTGCTGCACGATGGCCTGCATCTGCTGGAGGAGGTATGCACGGCTGGCTCCCAGCGCCTGGGCGCGGTAGCTTTGCCATTGTGCGGTTGCCGTAACGCTGCCGGTCTTGACGATCCGGCGCACCATGTCACGCAGGATGCGCTCGCTCAGCTCGTCCCACGGTGCTGCCATGAGCCCGGCATAGCCGTTGACCTCGTCCGGTGTCAGCATGGGTGCACCTCATGCTTGCCGCCTGTCTGGGTCACCGTGAAGCCCAGAAGCTCGGCGGTGTGTACTGCCTCGTGATACTGGCCCCACACAGCGGGGTCTCGCAAAATGCGGGCGTTGGCTGCCAGAAAATCCAGCCGGTCAGCTGCCTGCGCCATCCGCTCGGCCTGCAGGGCCCTATTGGTTTTAGCCGTCGCCATTGTCCAGCACTCCCTTCAAGATATCCGCAGCCCCGGCCTCCTGCTGAATGGCCCGCACTGCCTGTGTAGCGGTCTCCTCATCTTCACCAAAGAAGTGCATCCGGTACTCTGCCTTGCTGCGGAGACCCATGCTGACCTCCTGCTGCCACTGGGCCATCTCGGTGAGCCGGTCGAGGATGATGCTGTCATCCCACTTGAAGGCAATGTTCAGCTTGCCCTTGCCCGGCGCTCCGGGGATGTGGTCGGCCCAATAGTCTAAGGCACTGATCAGCCCTCGCAGCGCGTCCTCCAGTGCTGCCTGAAGGTCGGACACCGTGGCGTACAGCTTCTGCTTGCTGTTGACAATCTCGGTGGCGGTCTTTTCTACGTCCGCTACCTGCGAGATCACACCAAAGCTCAGGCCCGCATGGCTTTCCACGTTGCGCAGATACTGGTTCAGACCGGTCAGGTAGCTTCCGTCCCGCAGGGCGGGGGAGAACACCTGATAGAAAGGGGTGCTGTCGGTGATGCCGGTGTTGACGTTGATGCCGTGGAACAGCCGCTCTCTGTGGTGCGGGGCAGTGTGGTCAATGGCTTCCGGCGGTACGCCGTATTCCTTCAGCGCCTGCGCCTTGGAGAGCTGCTGCCCGGTGGCGCTGGGCTTGAGGAACTTCTCGTCGGTGTCCACGGCCAGTTCTCCGCCCTCGTACTCCCAGTCCAGCCGGGTGTACTGCTCGTCGGCATCAATGATCTGCCTGCGGGCGGGCTCGAACACGGCAGCCCCCAGCTCACTATCGGGATCAACGCTGTTGACGATAGGGGTCACGAAATAGCCCACGGGCAGCGTCTCCTGCCCGGTCAGATAGGCTACGGGCTCGATCTCGTCCCACTCCGGGCGGATGCTCAGATCCTCCGGGCTGCCGAGGCTGTCCTGGGTCGCACTGCGGAAGGCAAGGTTTACCACCTTGATGCAGGGAAACTGTGTAGGTGCTGCGAGGTCATAGTCCTCCAGTTGCGCCAGCTCGGCATCTCGCAGATCCTGTCGGCGCTCCAGAACGTGCATCCACTCCAAACGGTGGTAGTAGCTGTCGTCCTCCTGGATGGTGTCGATGAACACGCCCTCGGTCAAACTGCCCTCGACATCGTGGGCGACCGGGAAGTACCGGGTTGCGTTTGCAAAAGAGATGCCCAGCTTGTTGCCGCTCTGGTAGGGTTTCCAGATGCCGCTGCCCAGGGCCAGCGCCACCGTAAAAATGCGCCGTTTGCGGGGCGTGAGCACCCGCTGCAGCCGGGTGTTGATCCAATCCGCGCGGTCACTGCCCTCCACTGTGGCTTCCAGCTCGAGTGTCGTCAGCCGGGCCAGCTCGGCGCAGATCAGCGCGGGCAGGTCGAGGGTCAGGGTCTCCGGGTTCTTGTCCAGCGGCAGGCCGTTGATGGCTGCATCGTACCAATCCTCGATAGCCCGCTGCATCCGGTCAGTGACAAGGGTCTTGCAACCGATGATATTCTCAATATCTGCGTGGTTTATCATGCGTTTTGAACACCTCTCTTTTGCCAGACGGGCTCCATGGCGTAGCGTGTCATATCGATGCTGTGGTTCGCTGCATCAACATACCCCGGCATCACGTCGCCGGTCTTTTTGTCGATGGCGTACTCATACTCGGAAAACTCCCGGGCCGTCCACGGACAGCGCTGGGGGTCAATGACGATCTTTGCGCGGCTTTGCAGCCACTTCATGCCGTCGGTGACGGACGTGCCGCCGTGTGCTGCGTACTTCCGGCAGCCCCGCAGCCGGTCAAAGCCCAGATCGCGCAGTGTAGCGATTGAGCGATTGGCCGCACTATCGCCGATGATCTCGTCGTGCAGGTGTCGGCGCAGTGCCTCGGCCAGCTGGGCATCGGTCTCCTTCTGCGCCCTGTGCTCCTCGAAGATGTACAGGGTCTGCTGGGCGTGCTGATAGGCCATGCCGCCAAAGTGGTTCGGGTCGGGATACCAGCCGAAGTCCAGGCCGTAGTAGCGGCGGTCGAAGCCTGCGATCTCCTCACTGGTGATGGGCCGCAGCTCCAGATTCTCAAACACGGCAGTGCCACAGCCCACGACCTCGCCCAGATACTCGTGGGCGTAGGCCACCGGGTCGCGCTGCTTCAGGGTCTCTGCGTCATCGTAGAAGCGGGGGCCCAGCCACTCGGGCGGGGTGGTCAGGTAGGTTGTGTGATGCCGGAACTGCTTCGGCTTTGCCTCCCGCTTGTACCGGTTGACCCAATGCCGCGCCATGGCGGGGGAGTTGAAGGTCTTGAAAGAAAAGCTGAAGGGGCCACCACGGAACACCGACTGCTCTACGTTTCGTATCTCTTCGGGCCCATCGTATTGGTCGAACTCCTCAAAATGCATCACACCGAAATAGCCAAACGGAACAGCGATGGATTTCAACTTGCCAGGGTCGTCCAGACCGTAGAACTGGATGGTCTGCCCGGTGGGAACATAGGTCAGAGTGTACGGCTTCTTGGTCTGCTTCCAGAGATGCCGGATGCCCATCCGGTCAATCACGCGGTTGTACTCCGGCCAGACGCTGGTGGCAATGGTGTTGCCGACCTTGCGCAGGACGACCGCGTGGATGTTCGGCACCCGCATGACGAGTAGCACCACTTCGGTGGCTGCAAAGGTGGACTTCAAGCTGCCGCGTCCACCATCGCCCAGATACTCGTTATACTCACCTGACCAGATGGCGGTGTGGGCGGCGTAGTATTCAGGGATGATCAGGCTGCTGAGTTTCAGTTGCTGCTTGAGCAGGTTTGGGGGCTGCCGTCTTTGGTATGTCATCCACGAACACCACCTTTCCATCGTAGCCGCGCAGCTCTGGGTGCTCGCTCCAGTGCTCGGGGTCACGGTTTTTCAAAAAGAAACACATTGCGCCCAGGTCTCCGCTCTGGGCTTTCTTGAACAGGGCATTCTCCACGCTGGCCAGCGCGGCCTCTGCACCTACGCTGATTGCCTTCTTGATACGCGGGTCTTGAGTGCACCAGCGCCGGAAAGTGCGCACCGGTACGCCGATCTGCTCGCAGATCTCCGCCTGCGTCAGGCCGTGCATTGCCAGCCGCTGCAGACGCAGCAGTCCGCTGGGGCTGTTCCATTTTCCGATTTGGGATTCTCGTGCCAAGGTTTCACCTCCGTATGAGAAAACGGCGCACACTGGTTCCACTCTGGAGGAACCCTACGGGCGGAGGATGACCCGAGTGTGCACCGTTTTGGCTATGAAAAATGCCGGGGCGGGAAAGGAGTAGAAAACCGGCCCCGGCAGGGGAATGGTTATTTCAGACGGACGGCCTTTTCACCGGTGAAGTCCTCCCAGCGCTGGACGATCACGTCCACATAGCGCGGGTCGTACTCCATGGTGTAGCACTTCCGGCTCAGCTGCTCACAAGCGATCAGCGTAGAACCGCTGCCGCCGAACAGATCGAGCACGGTCTGCCCAGGCAGGGAGCTGTTTTTGATCAACTTGCCGCAGAGCACCACCGGCTTCATGGTGGGGTGCTCTGCATTGCGGGGCGGCTTGTCACAGCGGATGACGCTGCTGGGCTTCTGGGTCAGCAGCTCCTGGGCTTTGATGGCCCACTCCAGCAGCTGGTCTTTCTTCATGTGCCGCAGGTCGTCTGGCTTTGCGTCGTCGATGACAGTGGTCTGGCTGCGGTCGTTGACAAAGTAGTGGTTTGCGCCGGGCTTCCAGCCATACAGGCAGGGCTCGTGCTGCCACTGGTAGTCGCTGTGGCCGAGAACGAGGCTGTTCTTGACCCAGACCAGACATCCGTGCAGGCCCCAGCCTGCCTCCCGGAACATGGCCCGGAAGGCCTCGCCCTCCGTGTCTGCGTGGAATATGTACGCGCTGGCACCGGTGCGGCAGGCCTCAAAGGCCCGACTATATGCCTGAAGCAGGAACTGCCGGAACTGGCTTTCTGCCATGTTGTCGTTCTCGATCTTCTTGCCGTTCGAGCCCTGATAGTTCACGTTGTAGGGCGGGTCGGTGAGCAGCAGGTCGGCCAGCTGGCCGACCTGCTGCTCCACGTCCTGCGGGCTGGTGCTGTCGCCGCACATGACCCGGTGTTCGCCCAGCAGCCAGATGTCTCCCCGCTGGGTGACCGGCTGCTCCGGGGGCTCTGCGCTGAAGTCGTCCTCCTTGACCTCCTCGTCGATCTTGATCTGGAGGTTCAGGCCGAAGTCGGTCATATCGTAGTCGATGCCGGTCAGCTCCTGCACCAGAAGCTGCAGATCCCACTCGGCAACTTCGCCGGTGGAGTTGTCTGCGATGCGCAGAGCCTTGACCTTTTCCGGGTCGAGCTCTGCCGCAACGATGACCGGCACCTCCTGCAACTTGAGCCTCCGGGCGGCCTTGTACCGGGTGTGCCCTGCGATGATCACGCCGTCCCTGTCCACGATGATGGGGGACTGAAAGCCAAACTCTTTGATGCTGTTGGCGACGGCTTTTGCAGCCTCATCATTGCGCCGGGGGTTGTTGTCATAGGGGCGGATTTCGTCCAGCCGTTTGTACTCGATTTGGTGTTTCACGCTCTCCATGCAATCCCTCCGGGCAAATAAAAATAGGCTCTCTGGCAATTGTACCAGAGAACCTATGGCAAAACGTTACGACTTACTTTTTGGCTTTCGCCTTGGTGGTCTTGGGCTTGGCCTTTGCGGCCTTGTCCAGCTTGGCGTAGGGGTCTTTCCAGCCCTTGGGGAGATCACTTTTTTCAATGCGTCCGGTGTGAGCGTCCCATTCCATGGCTGCAACAGAGCGGCAGTCCCGGAGTTCACCGGGGGTCTTGGCCTTTTTCCGGAGTTCTGCTTCTCGGGTAGAGATGAATGCCTCTACTTGGTTGTTGGTGTAATTTGCCATGGTCGTCCTCCTTGTTCTCACCAGTTGGTGCCCTTTCGCTCGACCTGTTGTCTGCTCTTGATCGTGGAACAGATGGTCAGGGCTTTTCGACTGTATGCGACTTTGTATCCCCAGTCTCCGTTGTCGTACGCATTGTAGCCGGAGCTTGTCAGCCATATAGTTTTCAATTCGCTTTTACCCCACTGCGTATTTGTATGGCTGCTGATTAGGTATTGGTACGTCTTGGGGTGCTTTGTCTCGAAATTGATTCTGGCTTGTTTTAGATCAGCGGCTTTGGCTATGCGCGCATGGTTATTCAGGAACATCTTTACCTGAGAGCCGTGCGTGCCTGCATACACAGTGGCGTTACCAACAGCGTCATAGTCGAGGTAGGTGCCGCTCCCGTGGGTGCCGAAAGAAGCAAATGCGGTTTTGCCTGTTTGAAGCTGCTGCAGGGTCTTTACTGCCGTTGTCGCCTTGCCGTCATAGGGGGCATCACTGTGGTACAGTTTGTTTGCGCCTGCTTTGCGGCGGGCCTTGCCGAAAGCCACATCATCCAGAACCTCGGGCATCTCGTTTGCCAGTCCGGTGGCATTCAACCATCGTTGACAGAAGGTGTCATTCTGGGTGCCATCCGTTGCGATGGGCTGCGCAGCAATCGCCTTGACCGTTTCCAGCGCATCCTGATCACTCATCTGCATCAGGGCCGCCGGGTTGCCCTTGATCTGTGCCAGCAGCTGCTGCTGGCGGGTCTGGGGTGCAGCCTGCGCCGGTGCTGCTGCTTTCGCTGCACCGCCTGCGCTGCCGCCTCCGCCCATGCCGTGGCTGCCGCCCATGCTTCCGCCTCTGCCTCCCATGTGAATCCTCCCTTGGCCGTGAATTTCTCGGTCAAGAGTAACATGAAAAGCGGGGGCAAAACGTTATGACTTACTTTTTCTTGGGTTTCGCCTTGGTGGCTTTCTTCTTGGCTGCGGGCTTCTCCATGCCCAGATTGGGGAAGGGGCGGCTCGTTTTCGGGGTGTCAAGAGGCCGGAACTTCTGCTCTGCGGTTTCGATCTCTTTCAACTTCTGTGCGGAAATTTTCGCCATAGTGAGATACCTCCAATTTAATTTTACCACACTTCGATTTCCAGTTCAATCACGCGCTTGCCAGAGCCGAGGGTGTGCGAGGGCCCGGTGCGGGTAGACCGGACACCGGTGATTTTGTGGTGTGTGCCAACGGCCAGAACGGCTTCCGACTGGCTGGGCTGGATGAACGCCGCCCGGGTGCTCTTGGCGGTGTGATACCGGATCAGCACCTCACGGTTACCGGAAACGGAGCCACCCTGGCCATGTTTGCCGGTGCTTCGCCTGCCGCCGGGCTGCGGCCAGAAGGGGTTGTCCCGGCTGTCGTAGGCTGTGGACTCCAGACAGTCGTTCGTCCAGGTCTTGCCCACCAGCGCCTTGCGCAGCTGGCTGTCGCTCATGCTCTGGTAGTTGTTGATCTTCAGGCGCTTCAGGAAATCGTCGTGGTCGGCGCGGTACAGGGTGGTTTCCTGCCCGATGGGCTTTGCCAGCTTGTCCACTGCATCCATCATGGCCTGCTGCCGCTTAGTCAGGGGCAGCCCGTTGGCTGCTGCCCAGTTGGCGTTCTGGCTCAACGCCTTGCCGTTGCTCTGCATGACCGGGTTGATGTAGTCGGTCACGCCTGCTGCCAGTGCCGGGTCACGCATCATCTGCCGCTGTGCGGCGCTCTCCATCGCGGAGACCTGCTGCGGTGTCAGGTGGCCGAAGCCGTTTGCACCGGTGGGCGGGCCTGCCTGCTGGGGCGCTGCTTGAACTGCCGGTGCTGCCTGAACTGCCGGTGCTGCCTGAACAGCAGGTGCCGCCTGAATCGTGGGCATTGCCTGTGCGGCTGCTGCGGGCGCTCCTGCGCCGCCTCCCATGCCCTGGGAACCTTTCATGCTGCTGCCTCTGCCGCCCATTACTGCGCCTCCTCTCTGGCCCTGACGCGGGCCGCCATGCTGTGCGGGAATGCCTGCCAGGCTACGTTGTGCTCCCGGAGCATCGCTGCCATCTCCTGCGGCACTTTGCCGTAGACCAGCAGCTCCTCCGGCTCGGTCTGCCGGATCAGCTCCGCCACGCCACGCAGGAGCCCTTGCAGTGCGTCCTTGTGCACCAGGCATCCCACCGTGCTCACAGCCACCGCGCCGCCCTTGCTGATGCCGTCGAAGCACCAGCGGAAGCTGTCCTCGTCCGACCAGCTTGCGGTGGGAATGGTGCAGACACCGTTGTGCTGAAGCCATGCGGTCAGCAGCTGGTTCCGGTAGTGGTTCCAGTGCTGGATGGGCGCGGGGAAGTCGGTGTAAAGCGAGAAGTCCGGGCCGATGACCAGCGGGCACTTCTCCAGCGCGTAGAGGTACCGCTCCGGCATCCTCCAGAATCGCTCGAACTGGTAGTCATCGAGGAAAAAGTGCACGCCTGCGTTCTCCGGGTGCTTGCAGGTCAGAAGCTCGTTGAAGCCGATCAGGTGGTCAACCCCGAAGGGCAGTGACAGGGCCTGGGTGACAGGGTATCCCGCCGGGGTCAGCTCGAGGCCGTCCAGCAGGAACCAGTTCACCAGCTGCCCTGTCCTCATCCTCTCGTTAGAAAAACCCATGCTCTGTCCTCCTGTGTGTTATCCAGAAGAGCATAGCATGGGTTTTGCTGTGAAAACGTTATGACTTGCGCACAGCGGCCCCTGCGGGCTTCTGTGCGGGGCTCTTGAGTGCGTTGCGGGAAGTTTGCCGCCTTGGGTGCTGCGCGGCTCTCAGAGGCGCTGCAGCTCCTTCCAGGCCCAGACCCGCAAGGTCTCAGGGGATATGCCGCCACCGTAGAGCAGTGCCGCTTTTTGCCAGCTGACCTTGCCCGGCCCGAGAAAAACGATCTCGAAGGCCCGGCGGGGCAGCGGGTCGGTGATCGTGTCAATGAAGCCCCGCCGCTGGGCGCGGGGAAGTCTGCGGAATGCCCGAATACTCACTTGCTGTCTCCTCTCTGCGCCGCCTTGATGTGGGTCTTGACGGCCTGCATCAGGCTGTTCTGGTCGGTGTCCTTGCGGTTCAGCGCCTTGACCACCATCTCGTCGGCACCACCCTTGACGATCAGCCGGTGAACGATGACGCTCTGGGTCTGGCCCTGGCGGTAGAGCCGCGCTTCGCCCTGGGCGTAAAGCTCCAGGCTCCAGGGCAGGCTGTACCAGATCAGGTGGTGACCGCCCTGCTGCAGGTTCAGTCCGTAGGCGCAGCTGGCGGGCTGGGCCAGCAGAACGTCCAGCTTTCCTGTGTTCCAGTCTGCGGCATCCTGCCCGGAGCGCAGCACGGCGAATCTGAGGCCCTTGTGGCGGGCTCTCAGGGTCTCGGTGAGCTGTTCCTCGTCGAAGCGGAAACCGTAAAACACGAGGGCTTTCTGGCCGTCCAGCGCGTCGATGAGCTCATCGAAAGCATCCAGCTTGCACCGGTGGATCTGGTGCACCGTGCCGTCCTCGTCGTACAGGCTGCCGTTGCACAGCTGGAGCAGCTTGCCGGTCAGGGCGGCCGCCTGCTGGGCGGTGATGGTCTCGCCGTCCACCTCCAGCAGGTAGTTCTTCTCCAGCTTCTTGTAGGCCGCCTTGGCGGGCTTGTCCAGCACCACGGGGATGTCGTCGGTGATCTTCTCCGGCAGGGTCAGGTGGTCGGCGGCTTTGAAGCTCAGGACGATGTCCTTGATGCGGCTCTCCACCGTCTCGGCGGCACCCTCCCGGGGCTCGTAGCTGTACTCGGTGGGCCAGAAGTAGGCCTGCCGGTAGTGGGTGATGTACCGGCCCAGCCGCTCCCCTTGGTCGAGCAGGTAGATCTGGGCCCAGAGGTCGAGCAGGCTGTTGGGCCTTGGCGTGCCGGTCAACTCGACCACTTTGTGGATGCGGGGACGCACCGCCTTGAGGGCTTTGAACCGCTGGGCGGCGTGGTTCTTGAAGCTGGATGCCTCGTCCAGAACCACCATGTCAAAGTTCCAGCCCCGGCCCAGTGTGTGAACCAGCCAGGGGACGTTCTCGCGGTTGATGATGTAAATATCCGCTGGGGCTTCCAGTGCGGCTTTGCGCTGCTTCTCTGTGCCCAGCACGGTGGAAATGCGCAGGTGCTGCAGGTGCTCCCATTTCTCTGCCTCATCCTGCCAGGTGGCTTCGGCTACTTTCTTCGGGGCGATGATGAGCGCTCTGCTGATCTCCAGCCGGTCGTAGATCAGCTGGTCGATGGCGGTCAACGTGACCACCGTCTTACCCAGGCCCATCTCCATCCAGAGCGCCACCCCGGGCTTCTCGAGGATCGCTTCGATGCCCGCCTGCTGATACGGGTGCGGGTGAAACTGCTGCATTGCTTTGACCTCCGTTTCTTTTAGGGCAGCGTGTCAGTCGTCGCTCTCCTCATCGTCAGGCCCTTCGCTGTGGTCTCCGATGAAGTGCCATGCTTTCATAGCCTCTTCATCTTCCGTCTGCCGCCGGAGGCTCTCGGCGCTGAGGTCTGCGGCCAACTGCTGCGCTTGGTATTTGTCGTTAACCTCGTGGCATGGGAAGCCAAAGCTCTGGATCTTCTCTCGCCACCACTCCTGCAATCCTCCCGCCTTGACCTTTGCCCCGGGTCGCTTGAGTTCCACAAAGGCGATGATGCCGCCGGGGAAGAGGATCATCCGGTCAGGTACACCTCTGTGTCCGGGACACACCCACTTCAGGCACAAACCTCCCTCGGCCTCCACGGCCTTGCGCAGGACGTTTTCGATGCTCTTCTCGAGGGGCTTATTTGTCGGCATTTTAGTTTCTCCTTTCGTGCTTGGGCTGAACATACAAACATACTCAAATCCTATAAAACCCTCACGCGAAGAATATAAAGCTCTCACGTGTATGCGCGTGCGCTCTTATTTCCTTTGATTTTTCCCTTTAAAGAGAAAAAGTGTGTATGTTGAGTATGTTTTGGCCTGAAAACCCGCATGGATGCTCGCTTTTTCGTGCATACAAACTTTTTGGCCTTTGTATGTTGGCTGTATGTTGTGTATGTTTTGACCGCTGCTGCTGCTCTTGTTTTCTTCGGTTTTCTTAATGTTTGCCGAGTTCTCTGTATGCTCGGTTTCGCCGACCTGCTCTGTATGTTCAGTATGTTTTTCAAAGCGGTTTCGGCGGGTTCTGTATGCTCGTTTTTGAACGGGTAATTACTCCGATTTTCTGCGCCAGATACGCTGCATTCCGTAGGGCCCGCAGCGCTGGGGATACTTGCCCGGAGCCCACCCCGGGAGGCTATTCAGCACGGCTGCAATGCGCTTGGACTGCTGCCGGTCGGGGGCCTTTCCGGTGCTGTCGAGCACCTCCCGCCAGACCTCGTTGACGCAGATCGAGGTGCGCTGCTGGGTGGCAGTTGCAGGGTCTGCGGGGCCGTTCTCCCACCAGCAGACCCGCTCGTCGATGGTGCGCTTGGCCCAGTCCAGAGGGAGGGGCTTGTCCAGAAAATCGAGAATGCTGCCCTCCCAGGGGTCGCGCTCGGTGTGCGCCTGCTGCTCTGCCAGAGCGGCCTTCTGCAGCTCATCCCGGAGGATCAGCTCCTCTCCCGCGTTGAATCGGGCCACCGCTTCGGCCCACAGCTGATCCACTTCTGCGGGGGTCAGATCATCGTGCACGACCCGTGTGCGCCGCTCGTAGCTGCAATCTATGGGCCAATATCGGCGGTTGCCGGTGGCATCGCGGAGAAAATCGGAGCTGTTGGAGGTACCGAAGAACACGCACCTGCGGGGGTACTGCACCGTTCTCCGGCCATAAGCGGCCCGGTATCTGTCCTCCGTCTGGCTCAGGAACTGCTTGGCCGCCTCGGATTCGCTCCTGCTGAAAGCCGTCATTTCGCCCAGCTCTACGATCCAGACACCCCGCAGGTTCTCCCGGGCCTCCTTGCCGTCGAAGCTGGTGATGCTGTCGTTGAACCACTCCTTGCCCATCCGGCTGAGGAGCAGGCTCTTGCCGATGCCCTGCTTGCCGCTGAGGATGCAGATCTGGTCGAACTTGCAGCCTGGGCGGAAACACCGGGCCACCGCAGCAACGAACATCTTCCTGGTGACCGCGCGAGTGTAGCTGCTGTCCTCCGCGCCTAAGTAGTCGATGAACAGAGTGTCCAGCCGCTCGGTGCCGTCCCATGTAAGCCCGCTCAGGTACTCCCGCACCGGGTCTTTGGCGTGGCGGCCTCCGGTCAGCGCCACCGCGTCGGCGGCTTTATTGACCCCACTGAAGTGGTAGGCCGTCTCCAGATACCAGCGCACGCCAGCGTCGTCCTCGTCGCTCCAGTCCCGCTCCTGGGTCTTGTCGCTCCAGGGGAAGGGGCCCTTGCACCGCAGCCGCTCCGAGAAGGTATCCGACCAGATCCGGCCTTTGAGCACCGGGTCGTGCTCGAGGATGAGCCAAGCATTTTGAATGGTGCAGGCAATCGCGCCCTTCTGGGTGCGGTCGAGCTTTTCCTGCCGCAGCAGGGCCGCCGTGGGGCCGTCGTTCTCGGCCAGGGCCCGCATCTGTTGCCAGCTGGGGAGGGACGCTGCGGGTGTGCCCGGCGCGGCATCGGCATCCAGCTGACCGAAGAGGTGGATTCGCACCAAATCCCAGGCATTCAGCAGCTTGCCGCCTGCGGGGTCGGTGCTGTGGTGGCTGTAGATGAAGTTGCCTTTGTCGTAAAGCACCGCGCCCGCCGTGGTGCTGCCTGCGGCGTAGGTCAGGCGGCCTGCGCCTGCATCCACGTACACACCGGGGAGAAACTTCTCAATCGCTGCGGGCACGTCGTAAGTCCGGCAGAAAGCGCCCACCACGCCCTGCTTGGCGGTGGGGTCGGCTTGCTTGCCGCCGGGCAGCTTGACCGTCTCAGCGGAGCAGGCGGGCCATTGGCGCACGTCGTGCCAGTCCTCGTAAAGCCAGAGGGTGTCGTCCACGCTGATCCGGTCACCGTCCTCGGTGGCCTCGCAGACCCACTGGCTGTCGCTGCTGCGGCTGGGCCAGTACATCAGGCGCTCGGCTTCAAAGGTGGTTTTGTCGAACACCTGCATGGTGGGGTCGAGCATCTGGGCCACCATTCGGGCGCAGGGCTGGTACTCCTCTGGCTGCATCACGCGGTCGGTGGGGAAGATGGCCCGCAGCCGTGGGTGCTCCGGGTCGTGCTTCCGGGTGGAATAGACCGCTGCTGTGCCCAGGGCCTTGATGGCGGCCACCCACTGCTGTGTGCTGCCGGGGGCGCAGCCGTCCATGTCCAGCGTGATCAGGCTGCGCCCGGTGCAGCAGCCGCGGCGGCGCAGGCCGTCCCGCAGGCTGCCGCCCACAAAGCCGCCCACGTCCTTGCGCTTGTCCTGCTCTGCCTTGGACAGGGCCATGTACTCGGCGTGGGTCTCAGTGCTGGCGTTGTTGTACATCCGGGCCGACAGGCTTTCGGTGAAGTCCTCCCAGGTCATAAGATCCTGCGCCCAGCTGGATGCCCATCGGCTGCCGCCCACGCTGATCTCAATTGGTGTAGCGCTCATTTGTCCTCCTCCTTCAGCGGGCCATAGCGGAAGCGGTGCGCGTTCCATCTGGCCTTTGCATCAATCTGCGTGCTGCCGCGCTCGCCGACCCTGCCGCAGCGGGTGCAGACCACCGACCAGCCTCCGTCGGCTGCGTACCTGCTGCTCTTGCGGTACTTGGTCAGCCCGACCGTCCCGTCAGTCCTCACCCCGACACCGTAGGGCAGGGCCCCGCAGGTGCAGGGGCACACACCTGAGTTGTCGGGTGGATAAGTCTTGCTCATCGTCTGCTCTCCCTCCATTCCTTTTGGGTGAGAATGTGTAAATCTAAGCTGCGGATGATCCGCATTGCCAACGCTACGCCGTGAGCATCACCGAAGCGTTTCTGCGTAAACAGGGCATCATACTCTGCTGACAACCGGGTCAGTGCATCCTCCTTCGAGATTGCGTAGACAGCCGCCTTGTCGGAAATCATGGAGTTTTTCATCGTCCTCAGTCCTTTGTAAAGAAGTCACCGTACCAGCCTGCCGCGTTCAGGGGCAGCCCCTCGGCCCAGGGCGGCACAATGCTCATAATGCGTACCACGTTGTCCAGCGCGGCCTCTGCGTCCTGCGTGGTCGGCAGCTCGATGATGACCTCGTCGTGGACGTGGAACACCACCTGGTACCCAGCCCGTCGGAGGTTGTCCAGCGCGAAAGCCAGGCAATCCCGGCCCACAGCTTGGGTGAGGTTCTCGGTCAACTTGCCACCGTAGGTCTCGGCTTCCCGCCAGCTGCCCGTGTCCCACTCCTTATAAGTAATGCGGTCATCCGGCGTGGTGCCGGGGTCGGCGTAGAAGAGCTTGCGCCCGCTGGGCAGCTGCATGGTCAGAAACGGGAAGGGGAACCCGAGGGCCAGCTCCTTGCGGAGCGTCACCCCTACTCGGGGTACGGTAGTCCTGCCGGTGCGGATGGTGTGCACGGCGGCTTTCTGCATCGTATCCCAGAGCTTGCAGATGCTGGGGTTCTGCCTGCGCCAGCGCCGGACGATGTCCATCAGGCCGTCGTCGTCCAGGCCCAGCTGATCGCCGCCCATCCGTTTCATGGCCCCGACACCGCCCTGGTAGCCCAGGGCCAGCGTTGCCACCTTGCCGCGCTGGCGGTACTTGTAGTTGGGGTTGCCCTTGACGATGCTGTCGAAGGGCACACCGAAGATGCGGGCTGCGGTGGCCTCGTAGATCTTGCCGGTGGTGCGGAAAACGTCCAGCACCCACTCCTCACCAGCCAGCCATGCGATCAGCCGGGCCTCGATGGCCGAGAAGTCGGCATCTACGAAGGTGCACCCTTTGCCGGGCACCAGCGCTGTGCGGATCAGCTGGCTCAGAGTGTCGGACACATTGTCGGTCAGCAGAGCTAACGCTTCGGGGTCGTGTAGCTTTACAATGCTGCGCCACTCAGCTTGATGGTCGAGGTAAGTGCGGGGCAGGTTCTGCACCTGAAGCAGCCGCCCGGCCCAGCGCCCTGTCCGGTTGGCCCCGTAGAATTGCAGGGTGCCACGCACCCGGTGGTCAGGGCCCGCGCTGGCTGCGATGGTCTCGTACTTGGTGTTGCTGGTCTTGCCCAGCTGCTGCCGGAGCTCCAGCACCCTGCGCACGTCGCTGGGCAGCTCTCCGGCCAGCGCGTGGGTCACATCCTCTTTTGTCAGCCCCGGCAGCTCTATGCCCCGGTTGTGGAGCCAGCCGAGGAGCTGGGCACGGCTGCCGGGGTTGGTCAGCCCGGTCAGTGTCTTGCTCTCGGCGGTCTGCTCCTCCGTGATCAGCGCAGAGCAGGCGAGGGCTCCCTCTACCAGGGCCATATCCACAGCCACGCCCCGGGCGTTCATCTCCACATCCTCCCGCCACTGCTGCATGATGCTCTCGGGAACCGGCCAGGGAGCCAGCTTCCGGTCGTTGGCCCGCTCAGCGATCACGTCCATACCGTTGTACCTGCAGAACAGCCGCCACTTATCGGGGTCGTGCTGAGGCAAGTTGCGGGTGCGCCCGCCGTTGCGCTTTGTGGGCTTGCAGGGTTTACAGAAGTAAGTGATCAGCGCCTTGCCCTCTTTCATCTTGAGGGCATCCTCCGGCTGCTGCAGTACCTGACCCAGCGCACCCAGCTGGGCGGGCAGGCCGCAGTAGAGGGCGTGGATCATGCTGCATTCCCACTGCTGCAGCCAGAGCACCCGCTGTCCCCAGCTCAGGCCCATGGCCTCCGACAAGCACCACCACTCAAACGCAGCATTGTGCGCCCGCTTGGTGTAGCTGGCATCCAGCAGCCACGGCAGCTGCTCCCGAAGGAAATGTGCCGTGTCTGGCCAGGTTGTCAGGTCGATGACCGTTGGAGTGTCCAGATCTTCGTTGACATAGCCCAGCAGCAGGATCTGAAAGTCTGGGTCTTGGGCGTATCGGTAGGCACCGACCTTGGCGATGTCCTGCGGCGAGTAGGTTTCTATATCCACCGTGATGATCGGTTTCTTCACGGCTGCCTCCTTTCAAAAAGGCCGGAGGCCCGTTGTGCGGAGCCTCCGGTGGGTGATACTCAGTTCAGAAAATCGTCGTCCTCGTCGGTCAGCACCTCGAAGCCGTCCAGGTTGTTGCCTCCGCTCAGGCGCTCGCCGTCGCGGATCTTCTGGATGACTTCCAGCCCTGCGCCGATGCCCCGGTTGCCGCTGGCGCTGTAGGAGAAGAAGCCGACCTTGACCTTGGCGTAGCAGCCGCTGTACACCTCGTCCTGATCCAGCACTTCGTTGCAGGCCCGGTCGATGATCCGGGGACGGCGGTCTGCGTTGGCGTTGGCGTTGATGAACCAGCAGCCTGCGTAGTTCTCGTCGTCCTTCTCCTCGTCGCCGTCACGCAGGGGCTCTTTCAGCTTGGGCGGCAGCTTGCCACCCCACTTTGCCAGGGATGCGGGGTCGGTCTTGATGGCCTCGATGGCCTTGCGGATGGCGGCCAGGGCGTTGGTGTCACTCTTCTTAATGAGCAGGCAGCAGCTGTACTTGGGGTCGCCGGTGCCGTTCACTTGCTTGGGCTCCCAGATGTTGGCGTAAGACAGACGGCAGGGAATGATAACTTCGTTGGTGTTCATGGTTAGTCCTCCTCGGGCTTGAAGCCCTCTAAACGATCGTAGGCGGGGCGGGGGTCACTGGCCTGTGCCAGCTTGGGAGTCCCCGGGGCCTTGGTGATAAAGGCCGACATGGTTTCGGCAAACTTCTTTTTGCCGATCATCTTCTCGGCCACGGTCAGGGAGATGGGTGTGCGTGTGTACAGCATGGCCTCGTCGATGCCGTCCGCCTGCATCTGCTGGAAGGCGGCATCTTGGTCTGTCCACTTGCGGGTGCTGCGGCCCTGTACTAGCTTCCATCCGGGCAGGGCACGGCCCTCCATCAGCGCCTGCTGGGCGTACTCTTCCAGATCCCTGGCGTAGGCGGCCAGACCTTCCAGCTTCTGCAGCCACTCGCCCAGCTCCTCGTCAGAGAGTGTAGCGGGTTCCGGGTAAGGCTCAAATCCGGCCAGCGGGCCGTACTTGTCCTTCCATGCCCGGCAGGCGGGGTGTGCCTTGCAGAAGCGGCAGTGGGGGCCGGTGCAGAACTCGCCCTTGCCCTTCCATGCCATCTCAGCGGCAGGCTGCAGCACCTCCCGTGCCCAGGTGAGAAGGTCGGCCAGGGAAACCACCCAGGTCTGGGGCTCCTCCTGCATCCGGGGCTGTACGATGCTCAGGCGCACTGTGCTGACCTCCTCGATGCCCTCAAAAAGGGCGTAAGCTCCGAGGGCGTAGTACATGAGCTGCGGGTTGCGCTCCGGGCTCACCGGCACGCCCTGCCCGTACTTGAAGTCGATGATGTGCAGGATGCCGTCGCCGATCAGCAGGCAGTCGCAGGTGCCGAAGCCGCCGGGCACCCACTGGCTCACGTCCACCTCCTGCTCGATGAACACCTCGGGCTGGTGGAGGTAAAGCCCCCACTGGAGGTACACAAACTCCACGTATTGGTTGGCGGCGTTGACCATCTCTGTCAGTGTCGGTTGATGCACCCAGTCGGTTAGCAAGTTAAAGGGTTTTCCGTTCTCCCAGTCTTTGAGCTTGTGACGGAGCGCAGTTTCACATACCTCGTGCGCCTGTGTGCCCTCTTCGGCGTACTTGCTGGTCTCCCCGGGCAGATTCTCGGTGGCCCGGGCGCTGGGCGGACAGGCGATCCACCGGGCCGCGCTGGAGGCCCCCAGCAGAGCGTGTTTAATTGGAGGCATTTGCGTCCACCTCGTCTTTCAGCTTGAGCAGCTCCTCCCAGACGCTGGTGTAGCTGTCAGGCGGCAGCTTAGAGATGGATGCAGCACCGGTGGCTTTGATGGCCGCCTGAACCCCTGCCCGCTTGCCAGCCACGATCAGGCTGCGGGCCAGATCACGGATCTTGTTCAGCATGGCGGGGTCAGTGACGGAGCCGTTTGCAACCGCCGGGGTGGTCGCTGTTGCCGGAGGTGCAGAGGGGGCAGCAGGGGCGGTCGTAGTCGCAGCAGCACCCGCATTCTGGGCAGGTGCACTCGTAGGGTTTGCAGGCTCCTCCGCAGGGGCGACTGCGGGCTCCCGTGTGGGCTTTTTGGCTTTGGCGGTGGTCTGCGCCTTGGGCTTGTCCGGCTGCTGCACAGGCTCGCTCTGGGGCAGCGGAGAGGTGTGCCGGGGAAGCTCGGCTGCGGTCATGGTGTGGGTCTCGACCCCGCCGTTGGGTGAGGTGTTGACGTTGATGGTCATGCCGCCCAGCTGGGTCAGGGTGTCCAGCAGTTCGGCTGGGGTTTCGCCGCTGATAGTCAGTGTGAAGTTCATAGTCATGCTCCTTTTATAAAAAGATTCTGTTGAATCTACGCTTTGCAGTTCGGAGCTGTATCTTTGCCATTGCCACGCCTCGCCATCGTCGCGCTGCCATGCCTTTGCTAAGCCAATCTTCGCGTCGCGATGCTATGCCATTGCTGTTCAGCGCAGAGCCAAGCCTTTGCCACCGCGTCGCACCACGAATCCAAGCATCTCCTTTGCGCTACTTTACGCCGCTAAGCCATGCCGTCGCCAAGCCATGTTATGCCGAGCCTTTGCAGAGCGAAGCATCCCGTCGCAATGCCTTTGCCATACAAAGTCATGCCTTGCCTTTGCAATACGAAGCCTCGCCATGCCTTGCCGTTGCTATGCTTCCACAGCAGTGCTTTGCCGTCGCATATCTGGGCAATGCCATCCGTTGCCGTTGCCATGCCGGGCCGGGCATTTCCTTGCCGTTGCGTCGCACGGCAGCCCAATGCCTTTGCAGTCAGCCGAGAATCTCGTAGGTGAAGCGGCCTTTACCAGAGTTGCGCCACTGGCCCAGGCCCCGGAGCTTGCCGTAATCCAGCCACTCCATCACCGCTTTTTCGTGGGCATCGTCCATGCAGGTGATCTCGAACTCGCAGGTCGAACCAGCTGGAATCTGCTCGGAGTTGGCAAGGCTCACGCGTTCGCCCTGGGCTGTCTGGGCCCGCAGGGGGCGCTGGCACTCGGTCATCTCTCCGCTGAGGATCAGAGGGATCTGGCGGGGCCCGACAAAAATCAGGCCGTCGATGATCTTCTTGTAGGCTGTCAGCTTGCCGGATTCGTTCACTGCTTTCTTCTTGCCCTTCTCGTCTTTGCCGCCGATGCGCCCCAGCATACCGCAGGAGTCCTTAAAGAACCCCTTGAGCTGGTAATCGTATAAGATCGGCTGCCCCGCCTCGTTGCGGGGGAATACTGTCATTGCCCTATCGGCTGCGGCATCTGCGCCCAGGGCGGCCACCTCATCCTCGATGGTGGAAGCGTCGGGGCCCTTGGATGCGATGTACTCGCGGGCCACGTTCGGGTTGGCAGGCCAGGTGCCGAGCAGCGGCTCGGTGAAGGTCAACTTGACTTTGATCGTTTTCATTCTGAAAAATCCTCCTTTTTCAGCTTTTCAACGTAGAATGTGTACTTGCTGCTAATGCCTGCCCGGGCATGGCTGACTGTGCTGTAAAAGACCCCCATTGTCATACCCAGGGCTTTGGCACATTGCGGGCCGGTACCGCTGGCGATGACCTCCTCGGTCGAAGCCTCGTATACCGTGTACCAGGTCATAATCCGAGCGCGCTCCGGAGCGCTGCATCGAGGCGGCGCATGTCCGCGTCGGTCAGGTGGCCGAGGTACTGCTGCAGATCGGCTCGGTCTGCGCCGTGTACCTGCCTCGGCAGGGCCATGCTCGGCTCACCGTAGCCCAGAAGAAGGACGTTGTCGCAGAATCCGTCGCCCCGGGCCAGCCTTGCGGGGCTGGAGGTCATGGGAACCACCGTCGCCGTGCTGCCGGTCTGGTTGGCGCTGTCGCTGCTGACCACGATCACCGGTCGGTCGCCCCGGATCAGGCAGGTGTCTGCCGGTTTGCGGTGGGTGTCACTCATCCACCAGATGTCTCCGCGTCTCTTGTCAGAAAACATGCTCAGTCCTCCTGTTCGCGGTTCTGCCGGTAGGCTGTGCAGTCTACCTTGCCGTAGCTCTGGCGCTTGTACCGCTCATTGTCAGTCAGCAGGCTGTGTAACGATAAGGCCAAGCCTGCAGCCAGGGCAAATACCAGGAACGGAGCCGCCTGGGCAGCTTCTGTCGAGCTCCAGCTGCCCCACTGGGTCAGGGCGTGTGCTGCGACCGTGCAGGCTCCCTGCGCCACCTTGACCGCCCCGATGAGAGCGAGCAGCGCAATGCTGCCGGTGATCGTGATCTTTTTCACTGTGATTCCTCCTTTTCGATGTCGGGGAAGAAGTAAGCCCCGACCTGCTCCTGCGGGATGTTCAGCACCCGGCAGATGGTCTTGATCTCGTCGGATGTCCAGGGCATCGTGCCCCGCATCCGGCGGCTGAGAGTTGACTGGGCGATCCCGGTGGCCTGTGCAAGCTCGGAATCGAACAGCCCGTAGTCCCGGAATCTTGCCCGCAGCCGCCAGAAGGGGCTCTGATGAAAGCTGCCCAGTGGCGTGCTCGGTGTCATGGCGGTCACTCCTTTTCGGTCAGCAGCTTCTGGATGGCTGCTCTGAAGGTGTTCTCCGCGCCTGCGGGGTTGCGCCGCTTGTTCAGCACCATACTGACGTACTCTGGGGTGACACCTGCGGCTTCGGCGAGGTCGCTGCGGCTGATGTTGTTGTCCTTCATCATCGCGAAAACCTCAGCTTGCCAGGATAGGTTCATGTAAATGTACTCCTTTCTTTGCAAAAAAGTGTTTACAAAAATAAACCCTTATGGTATACTCAGGTTGTGAAGTTGAGCTTAAAGTCTATTTTCGTGAACCGCTGTGCACAGTATAGTTCATCCGAGTAGACTTTTCAAGCCCTAAAAGTGCATTTTATTGAACTTTGACGATTTGCACAAAGTCTATGGAGGTAAACTATGTTTTATGACAAGTATCGCCAGCTTTGCAAGTCCGTGGGAAAAAGCCCCTCTGCCGTGGCCATAGAGCTGGGTATCAGTAAGGGCACGGTGTCAACCTGGAAGAACCTGGGGCGAACCCCGCAGGTGGCGCAGCTACAAAAAGTGGCGGATTATTTCCATATTACGGTTGACCAGTTGCTCGATGAAAACAAAAACGCCCCCGTGGCGAAAAGCCACGAGAGCGCTGACTGGAAGCAGAGAGTGGGAGCTACACCGTGCAACGTGGCACAGGTAGCGCCGCTGCTGGGGACAGTCCGGGCGGGACTGCCCATGTATGCCGAGGAGAACATTGAGGGTTATATTCCGATCCGGCAGACCGACGGTGCAAAATATTTTTGGCTGAACATCCGGGGCGATAGCATGAACGCTGCGGGGATGAATGATGGCGATCAGATCCTGGTGCGCGAGCAGCCTGAAGTGGAGAATGGCGAGATCGCGGTGGTGCTAGTGAACGGCGACGAGGCCACGGTAAAGACCTTCCGGCAGGAGGGGAACCTTGTGATCCTGACACCCCGTAGCTCCAACCCGGTGCACCAGCCGCAGGTGTATGACCTGAAGAAAACGCCGGTGCAGGTTCTGGGCCGGGTGATCGAGTGCCGGAAGGTCTACTGACCTCCCTCCCGGGGCGTGGGCAACCTGAAACAAAGCATACAGAAATTCTTATAAACCTTACGCGGGCGTGCATCAAGCGCACTCGCGTGTGTATATATTCTTATTTTCTTCTATTCAGGGTCAGAATAAGGGTTTGAGTATGTTTCAGTATGTTTTGCCTAAAAACCCGCATGAACACTCACTTTTTCGTGACTACAAACGTTGCGCAGGTTTGTATGCGACTGAATGTTGCAAACAACTAGAATTTTGTTGCGTGGGTAGCGACCTGCTGCCCGTGCCTGAAAATGCAAAAACGCCCCCGGTGTTGGCGCACCGAGAGCGTTTAGATAGATCAGGCTCACCCGGAAGGTGATACACAGACCAGACATCTGTATTGTAGCACCTCCGGCTGGGCTTGTCAAAGTGTACCTGTCTTTCGGAGGTGTTTATATGGGAAAAAGAACAAATACGGCTGTCTGGATGGAAAAGCAACAGCGCTGGCAGATCAAAGTGCAGAAGAACGGGGAGCGGAGAGCGTTCACGTCAGCTACACCGGGCAGGACGGGACAGCGTGAGGCAAATCGCAAAGCCGATGCCTGGCTGGATGACGGCATCGCAAATACGCGGGTGCTGGTGGAGAATGTTTACGTGCAATGGATCGGGGAACTGAAGCTGACGACCAGCCGCTCGAACTGGGAACCGGTAGAAAGCCGCTGGAAAGTTTGGGTTAAACCGGTAATCGGTCGCCGCCGGGTTGAAGATCTGACCGAGGCACAGATGCAGACTGCGGTGAACCGTGGCTATGCGGGTGGCTTGAGTCGAAAATATCTCCGTTCCATGTGCGCTGATCTCCGGGCGTTCTGCAAGTGGATGAGACTGGGCAAAATGTCCACGCTATACCCGGAATCGCTACACGTGCCGAAGGGGGCCAGGTCGAGGGAAAAGACCATCTTGCAACCGGAAGATCTGAGAATTCTCTTTGCCATTGATACCACCCTGTGGCGTGGGATGACCGTGCCAGATCCTTATATCAACGCATACCGGTTCAGCGCGGTCACCGGGATGCGCCCGGGGGAGATGATCGGCCTGCGTTGGAGGGATGTAAAAGGCTCTGTGATCCAGATTCACCGGGCCATCAATTCCAGAGGGGAAGTGACCCGGGGCAAAAATGACAACGCCCTTCGTGCGGTACAGTTGACTCCGACGGCGGAGGAGATTCTGGCCGCGCAGCGTCTGCTGACAGGTGGGTCAGACTCAGTGTTCGGCATCAACTCAGAGAACACCTTCCGACACCGCTGGAAGCGCTACTGTGAGGTCAACGGACTTTCCTACGTTCCGCCGTATAATCTGCGGCATACCTTTGTGAGCATGGCCAAGACGCTACCGGAAGGTGCTGTAAAGCCTTTGGTCGGTCACTCCCGCCAAATGGACACCTACGGTATCTACGCCCATCTGATCGAGGGCGAAGAAAAGGAGACCACTGCCGCGCTGGAATCAGTGCTTCAGAAAATATTGCGGTAACCCACTTTAGTAACCCACTTTTTCTGGTAAAGCGTGAGCATCAAACGCCACCGGTGAATATCGGTTTTTCAAAACGGCGCATTTTCGTCAAAAATGCTACGGCGTATCCTCTCCCGGCAGTCCTTGACCGGGTTCGAGTCCCGTATCCTGCTCCAGAAAATAGCGCTCCAACGTGTGGTAAAGAACATGTTGGGGCGCTTTGCATTTTGATGCACTTTTGGTGGGCGGCTTGTGCTTTGCTGGAAAATATGGTTCAATAGAGGAAAACAGGCGGGAACGCACAGCGACCAAGAAAAAACGAGGTGGATACAATGAATCTGAAAGAAGCATTCCGCTATCAGAACAAGCTGCAGGCCCTTTTGGACGAGGCCCAGGGTATTCTGGACTGCGATTCCAACGTGACGAATGTGGCCAACACCTATCTGCGCCACAAGGTCATGGCAGAGGCTGAGGACGAGACGATCCTGGACCTGCCCCAGACTGAATATGCCCAGCAGATCACCGATATTGCCCGGTTCATGCTCTACTTGCTGGAGGAGAAGGGCCGCCTGTTCGCTGCCATCCGCAAGGCAAAGGATGCGCTGGACATGGATATGGACAGCGAGGTCAGCCTGAACGCTGCGCGGCAGAGCGTGGCGCGCACTTTCAAGCGAATGAACGACCTGCGCAGCTCCGAGCAGCTGCTTTCCGGCGGGGGCACCGGCTACCGTTTCAACGCCGAGGGCAACCAGATCTCCTACTGCTGTGATGTGAAGCGGGTGACCACCATCAACTACGACCGCAAGGTCATCCATGCCGCGCTGAGCAAGCTGAACCGGCAGGCAGACGAGACCTCCAACCGGCTGGACCTCTGCCTTGTGACCTCCAAGGTGGACTACACCGTCCCCTTTGATGTGAACGCCAGCTTTGCCGAAG